TAATACAAAAACATTATTAGTATATGCTAGATCTTCTGCGGTTTTAAATTTACTAATCTTTTCATCAACAAGCTTAACCATGTTAGAATACTCAGTATTATTATCACGCATTCTTTTAAACTGTTGAAGATCATAAAAATATTGTTCAAATATTTCTGATTGAGCTTGGTTAGCCTTTAGATTAAATTCTTGTGGCGTTATATAACCTCTTTGCTCTTTGTTTAAGATTGCAAGTACTCTTTGATAAACGGTATCAATACTAATCATATTTTTTATTTTATAGTAGAAGGCTACCATTATAGTAGCCTAACCACTATAATGAATTTACTTAATTTTCTTTTCTATTGATTTATATACTTCAGTACCTTCATCTGTTTTTAAATATGCAGCAAATGCTGAATATGGGTTTTCGTCAAATGGTACAGACATTAACTTCTTATTATTGCTAGCCCAAGTAAAAGTACGTTGGTCTCCAGATAGTTGCACAATTCCAGCCTCAACAGCTTTGATACCAAAGTTTCTTAATTGTACATTATCATCTTCTACAAGATCAAGAAATAATGCTGGATCTCTTCTTGCAAATAACAATAAATCTCTTTTAATTTCAGAAGTAGTCATTTTTGATACTGCTGAGCCTTGTTCGACTCTTAATACCGCTTCTGCATGATCAACTTCTAAACTGCGAGCTAAGTTAAGCGCTTCAATTTCCATTTCAATATCAATCAACTCATCTTGTGCATTAGCAACTTCGTCTAATTCATAATAAGTAAGATTTCTTTGAGGATGGTATAATGATAATAATTTCTGTAAAGCTTGATCGGATTTTGGTACAAATAATGAACCATTTTTAAATACGATGTGCTTTAATGTAGAAAATCCATCTTGTTCATCTTTAAACGGTGAATTTTGATTTGAAGCATATCTTAATTCACGACTTATATTTTTAGCGTCGTCCCACCACATTAAAGGGTTCCTAGAATGATGTTTCGATGCTAACGTAAATGTAATTGGTGCTTTGTTACCTTTTAACACATACGTTCTATCTTTAATTGCCCATTCATCTTTCTTTTGAATAGGAGTATTCACTTTTGAAACAGGTGCTTGAACAACCTGTTCTACATTAGCCTCTATAGCCTCTGTAGCTTTTTCTTTTTTTGCCATAATATAATATAATAAAATTAATAAAAAGTAAAGGCAGGGACGCCCAAAGACGCCCCATTCTTTACATTAGTAATTATGCTCCTTGAGCAACAGATTTGAATAATACAAAGTTGTTGGCTCCTTGAACACATAAACATCTTTCTGACAAGAAGTTTACATTCATTTCATCAACATCAGAAGTGTAATTTCCACCTACAGATCCAGTGATCCAAGATTTCATTTTACGATCATCAGCTTCAGAAGCTCTGTAACGTACGTGTAAGAAAGGACGTTTGATGTTCTTACCTAATTGCTGATCGTATACAGTTGAAGTACCAGCAGGTACAAGTATACCATCAATATCTTCAGTAAGTCCACGTGTTGCAGCATCATTTAGATATTTCCAGTCAGTTTTGTAGAAGTCATAAGAACCTCTGCGGAAACCGCTAAATCCTAAGTTAAGTGCCATATCTTCACTATTGTTGAATACTCCGTAAGAGCTTCCTCCAGCGTAGTGTGCATTTACAGCTCCTAGCATATCATCAAAAGCAAGCGCAGTAGATCTGTTTAAGAAAAGCATGTTTTCTTCAATAGCTCCTTGCTTGTCAAGATTCTTAAGAATTTCGTCAAAGTCTTGAAGTGCAGTTCTGTCAGTTCCAGCATTTGATAAAGTAGCTTCACCAGAGTTGAAATTTTGATAGATGTTACCTCTTGACTCAACAGCAGCAAATAAACCTTCAGTTCCTTTGTATCCAGCGTTAGCTGCAGATCCTACTCCAGAACCACTTGCTAATTCACCTTCTACCATACCCATTTCAAGGTAGTCTTCAAAGCGAAGTCTTGTTTCATGCTCTGATTTTAAATACCATAGGTATCCAGAAGCACCGTTTTCAGTAGTTACTTCAACCCATCCAATTTGAGCAGCATCAGATCCAGAGATTGAATACTTATCTTTAAGGATAATAGGTGAATTGCTAAACTGCTCAAAACCAGCATCAACAGATCCTTGCATTCCTGCAGTACCTTTAGCAAATTCAGAACCGTAAACAAATACTTTAACAGTTACAGCTGTACCAGTAGATAAACCAGCAGCATCAAGATCAGCGGCTGTATAAGGAGCAACAGTAAAAGTATCTGTAGTAACGCCAGTTACAACAGCTTTAACAGTTACAAGCCCTTCAGCGATAGCTACAGTTTGACCAACGCGTACTGCGTGACCAGCTTCTGTAATTACACCAGTTGCTGTATTTGCTGCAGCAGCATCATAAGCAATGTGTAGTCTTCCTTGTTCTGACCAGATAATTTGATCTGAAGCAGAAGGAATTTCAGCTCCTACCATACGCAAGAAAGAAGAAACAGAGCGATTTCCGTAGCGCTCAACTTCCTTTTCGTATACGTCTGGTAAAAATTGTTGTGCAAAAGTTCCACCACCAGTGGCAGAATCAAAAGTCAGGTAGTTACCTGAAAAAAGTGTTTTAGATGGAGAAGGCGTTAATCCCGCAGGAAACGATCCACCTGTGTTAAATAATCCCATTTTATTTTAGGTTTTAATTATTGTTTAATTTTAACTCTTAATTTAGAACTATCGTCTCCACTTATTGCTCTTATTTTAAATCCTGAATCAGTTGTAACCGCTTCATGAGTACCACGAGGATTCATATCCACGTTTTTAGATTTAGCTATTGAATTTTTAATTGCATCAGCTCTACCTTGCTCATAAAAATGATTTGCAATAGAATCAGCATTCATAGCTGTAAATAATGCTTTATGGTATCCTGCAGCGTCTGACATTTCATTATTTTCGTTAACAAACTTGCCAACTAATGAATTAATGTCTGCTTGAGATTCCTTTACAGTATTTACGTCTTTAACATTGAATCTATATTTGTTATCACCGACTTTATATTCAAAACCTTTGAAATTGTCAGAAAACAATTGATTTGTTTTTTCTTCAAATACAGAACGCTGTTGTTGTGCTAATTGCTGTGTAGACTCTTGTTCTTGTTTATAACTATTGTAAAACTCAACCGCCTCTTTTTGTTCTGGAGTTAACTTTGAACTTAACTTAAGATCATCGTAATATTTACTCTTTAAACTATTTAGACTTGATTTAGCTTCAGCAATACTTTCTTTTAACGCTAATTTTTTGCGTTTAATATCTCTTTCCTCATCTATTTCTTCATCATATGAAAAAGAGTCTTCCATAAGAAAACTTATTTCATCTTCTGATAGATGCGGCTTTGTTTGTCGGTAGTGTTCACGAAGAATATCCAGTTCTTCCATGCTGCCGTAATCTTTATTAAGATTTACATAATCTTCAAGTGTTCCTCCAGTCTCTTCCATAAACTTGACTAGCTTGTCAACATTCTCTGGCAACTCTCTGGTTTCTTGATTATTATTTACACTTTCCTCTTGTTCTTTAAGCTTATTAGGAATATCTTTTATTTTATCCGCTAATGTAAGCTCTTTTTCTACCTGCTCTTCATCCTGGACAAGTTCGACGACCGGCATTTCATTGTTATCGGTGTCGCTTTTTCCGGAAGATTCTTCATTTGTTTGTTCGATGTTTTGCTCTTGTACTCCTCCGCTAGTTTCGGATTCGTCGCGTACAGGAACCTCATCTGCGCTTTGCTCTTGAACGGCATCTGTTTTTTCGGTTTGAGGTTGTTGTCTTAAATCTACTTTAATAACACCATCATCTTCTTCAGGTGTTTTGGGTGATGATAAATCTACTTTAGCATCTACCTGCTCTTCTACTTGTTGTTCAACTGCCTCTTGGGCATTTTGTTCAACTTGGGTTGTTTCTTCTGCCATAATAAAATATTATAAAATTAAAAAAAATTGGGTACTATCTTGGTTCAAACATTTCTAAATTAAATCCGCTACCCATGGTATCGTTACCAGCAGATTCAAATTCTTGCTCACCCTTTCTATCTTTACGTTGTTCTATAAGTTTAGATTGTTGTGAGGCTTGTATTCTTGTTCTTTCGTCTTTACGATCTTCTTTATACTTTTCTTTTTTATCAAAAAGTTCTGTTTCCTGGTTTTTAAGAGCCATGTTAAGATCAAACTCATATTTCATAAGTTCTTTCTTAAGTTCTTTTTCTTGCTGCATTTTTTGCATTTCTAATTCAGATTCCATTTGAATAAGCTGTACCTTTTGATTTGTTATAGCTTCATTCTTTTGAACCTCCATTTGTGCAGCAACTTGAGTATTTTGTGAATTAGCATCTGCTTGCGCTTGGATATTTCTTTGCGTAGTCTGTTGATCTAATTCTAATTTTTTACGTCTTCTTACTTTAAGCAACTGATTAGCAAGCTTTAAGTTTTTAACTTCTCTAATATCAATTGCATCTTCAAGATATATTTGGTCTTTAGCTAATGCTTGTTGTATATTATTTTCAAGCAATCCTTTTTGCTCTTCGTCTGGTGCTAACTCAATAAATATTCCAAAGTCATGTAAATGCATATTAGATACATCGTCTAGCGTAGCTACATTAAATCTACCAATGCTAGCTATAAAAGATTCTTTTGTTGGTGAAAATTCTAATATATCAGATATTCTTAAACTAATAGCCTCTGCAGTTTGTGCTGTAAGATATAAACTTGACTGTAATATATGTCTTGTGGCTGTATTTGAATTTGCAGCGGCAAGCTTTTGCACACCAACTAAAGCATTTGAATCAGGCATAGAACCATCACGTGCTTCGTTTAATCCTGTTACATCGCGAATCATTTGCATATAATAGTTATATGTACTAATTAATGATCCAATCTTATTGTTTCCACCGTTAGATGTTAATTCTTGAATAGGCACTTTACCAGGATTCATATCCCCATCCTGCGTATATGATCTACCAATTACAGAACCTGTTTGGAAAAACATATTTAATGCTTCCTGTGGATTATAATTAGTTCCATTACCTAAATCAATTTCAGCTAAACCATCTGCGTCTAAATAGACTCCATCAGGTATCATACGAGATAACACTTGCTGTAGTTTTAAATGTGTTAGCTGTATCATATCAGCAAACCCAGTTATTCTACCAACCAATGATTCAATACGTCCTTTATATATACGTGGAGCTACAATATTATAACTAAGCATTGCTTTGCTTGTATCACTTTTAGGACGGATCATGTTTTTAGCAAGTTCCCACTTTAGTAACTTATTGACACCTAATATATAAGCGCCTGTATATATTACCTCAACTGATCTTGAAATCTTTTCGAAGTTAGCTCGTTTATCTGCAGGTGGATTGAATTGATCATTTTTTTCTAATGCTTTATCTGCACCACTAGCAGTTTTCTTTACTTTATAAACTTCGTTCTTATATGTTTTATAATCAAAGTATAATACTTGAATAGTATTAGCATCTAATGTACTATCCTCATTTATAAATCTATTATGAGCAGCTGAAGTTTGTGTACCTTGTTTAGTTAAACCTTTTAAATCCTCATCAGTTAATTCAGGAAATTGTTTCTTTAACTCATTGATTGTTACGCTTTTAACTTCACCAACATAATATATGTCATCAAAATATGGTGAATCAGTATATGAATAAACTAAATTAGCAGGATCTACATAATCTAATTTAATACCTTCAGCTTTATTAAAGCTATTCTTTACAGCACCAACACCTAATACAGTTAAATCATAATTAACACGTCTTTTTAATAGATCGTATTTATTTGTATTAAGTACAGTTTCAATTGCTTGCTCTTGTGCAATTTCAATTGACTGCTTGTACTCAAGTTGCATGTGCAATGCTAACTCTTCTTCTGTTTCTGGCAACTTATTAGGATCGTTGCTATACACATTTATACCAAGCTTTTGCTGAATCTGATCTGAGATTTCCCTGGTTTGCATGTCAGTCAATATAGACTCCACATAATCAGTTCTTTTCTTTGTACTTGCTGAATCTTGCGAGAATACTTTTATATCATACTCTCTATCAGATAAACCATTTACTACAATGTCAACAAACTTTGGAATGATTGGTACAGGTTTCCAATCTAAATTAAGATAAGATAAATCACCATTAATAGATAATTCATCTTTATATTTTTTTACTGATTGTTCTCCTCTTGCATATAACCGTAGTCTGTGGTATTCATCTCTATTAGAATAAAAACGTGTTGCTCCGCTATCTCTCTTAAACCACTCATGCTCAATAGCTCTAGCGATTTCAAGGCCATATTCCTGACTGGCTTTTTCTGCGTCGCTAGCTATTTGGCTAGGAAAAGAACTTTTTAATAATGATTCAGCCATATTTATTTTATTATTTGCGAATGCAATCCTTTATTATTAAATCTTTTTATTTGTATATTCACAGCTTGTTGTTCGTATTTTGGTTTCGGATGATATAAATGCCTATTGCAAGCCATAATAGCGAGCCCAGAACTAATAGTTGCATCATATTTTGTTCGTTTATTTATATCAAACCCAGCCCAATCGTTTAATGTTCTATTAAAATATATATTGCCAGCACTACCATCTTCATTATAACCAACATATTTATTTATATATGTTTCAATAGCAGCTGCGTGAGCTTGTTTAATGTCTTCAGATGTATTGGGTATTCCACCTATTTCTTTTTCTGTTACAGATAATTTATTCCAAAGTTTGTCAGGTCTATTCATTGAAAACCCTCTGTAACCTCTTCTTTTTAAATGATATAACAATCTAGGTTTGTTATTCTCAGCAAGTATTGGCATTCCGTAAAATACAATTGCCATTAACATATCCTCAAAAAATATTTCAGCTGTTTGAGGTCGCGCTACATATTCTAAAAAAAATGTATTAGGAGGAGCATCCTCCATGCTAAATATTGTTAGACCGTGCAATGAACCTTTTGAACCTTGTCCATCAGTTGTACCTGAAATATCATATGAATCACAACCAAAGGCACCTATATGCTCATTACCAGGGTATTTGATACCATTCTTTACTATTACATTGTTTTGCAAGTTTTTAGATGGTACCCATGATATTAAAAACCTTCCATTGGGGTTTGGTGTAAATTGTACTTTTGTATCTTTAATACCATTTTCCCAGGCAAAAGATCCTTTAGTAACTAAACCGTCCCTAACAGCATCCTCATTAAAATCAATTTGCTCGTATATTTTACCTAAATTAAATATACTATTTTTCGCTTCATCTCTGAATGCATGCTCCTCAGTACGAGGAAATTGACGGTAATATTCATTAAGACCATCACTGTCGTGTTTTAAACCATCTACTTCATTTTCCCAAAAGTCTATAACACCTGTATCGATATACTCTCCATCGACTCCAATGACGGGTTCTCTTGGAGTATCAAAGACAGGGTATCCAAAAGCATTAATGTATCCTTCGTAGTTCCATTCCATAGGTATGAACAAAGAATATAATCCCGAGCTAGTCTGTCCATTGCGGTTTCTTTTTGTAACATCTGAGTAATTATAAAGCTTTTTAAAATTACTACCTCCTTTATCTTTAGAATTAGAGGTTGATCCCATCATACACTTTCCAATAATCCTGCTTCCAAGTCTTAGAGTTGTTTTAGTTACCCTCCAGTTATTTAATATATTATCAGGTCTTTCCCATTTGCCGGATTCATCGTGAACTAATAATCTTAGTTTTTCACCGTCGTAACTGTTATCACCTGTATTTTTCCAGTCTATTGTTGTGTCAAGCCCTTCAAGTATTTGTTTTTCACTCGTTTCTGTAATCGACTTTTTTGTAAGCTTTGATGCCGGTACCCTATAAGCCAATTCTGATTTTGGTCTATCCATCCCATCCTGTATAGGTTTGAAAAAGAAAGGATAGTTAACTGAGATTGGCACAACTTTGTCCGTAAACATTTTTTTAGCATCCGCACCTGATTTTGATAATATACCAAATCTTGCGTCAGATGTAATGGTCGCTTGGTTAGTAGTTTCTGATGATGCCATAAAGCTAAATCCAGAGCGTCTATTTTTGAGGTAGCAAATTCCATAACATCTTTTGTCTGCTT